TTTGCATTAAGTGTATTGGCTTTAGTCTATGTTTATGTACATCCAACAATCAGTTTGTAATGAAAGATCATAAACCTAACAGAAGAAGACGTAGAGCAATGCAACGGATCGGAGACGGCATTGCAAAAAGAATAATAAAACAAAATCTAATAACTAAAACACAAAGGGATGCTACGAAAGAGGAAACACATCAGGGAAATACAGAAGTACCTACAGATGCTAATGATCGACAATGTGAACTTGTCGATTCAAGCAAGCCGGTTCGGATGGACACCGGAGATTCAACATCAGATAACCAACAGTGCACTCCTGATCAGGAAGTATCAGAGAAGGCTGCGTTTAATAAAGATGTGAATGAATAATCTAATACAATTAATGATAAGAGACCGTGACCAATACGGTATAGAGAATGACTAGAGACCAAGCACTACGAGAAGCGTATCAACTCATAGAAGCAGCATACGAAGAATCACTAGCACATAAAGCACACATCCAGTATCAATATGGATTAGAAGATGCAATGGAGATCCTGAACGACTACAGAGCCGGACTAAAGTTTCAAGACACGATCAATGATAAGACTAGACATAGATAAGGAACTGAAGATTCGGATATGGAATGCGCTACTAACGCATTCCGTTGCTAACAGAGGAATATCAGACGGCAATAAAGAACAGCAATATGTTGGTCTACTCGGAGAATATACGGTCAAACAAATGATAGGCATCGATGACTTCAACCTGAACGGATTTGATGGAGGATACGATCTAACGATTAACGGAAGAAAGATTGACATCAAAACAATGGGCCGGACCGTAGATCCGCAGGACCACTACGTCAACAACTTCATAGCATATCAACAAGACTTCGATTGCGACTTCTATATATTCTGCAGCCTAAACAAAGAGAACAGCACACTGACTATATGTGGATACCAAGACAAGAAAACACTACTGGAGGTGGCTGACTTCTTCCCGGAAGGCAGCATACGATACAGAGATGACGGTAGTAAGTTTAAGATGAAAGCACCTACATACGAGATCAAGAACCAAGATCTAAAACCAAAAAACAAACCGGAAGATCTATGGAAACTGCAGGATCAGAGCTGATGCTCATCAACAAACAAAACTACAAGAGGATGGTCGACATCCTGGTGCAACTATACTTGAGAAACAAGCTCGCACCAGATGAAAAAGAATTTGTAGAAAAGCTAGTAGATATCAAATAAAAGTGTGATGTTAGAAGAAACAAACAAAGGACTATGATAAAGATAGGAAACAAAGAACTGCGCCACGTGATAGTGGCCGGATGCGATTGGTATGTAGAGGCCGACTTCCACGAAGGACAAAAGGGAGATCATCTCAATCCGCCAATGGATGACTACTGGGAAGTTATAAACATCTACAACAGTACCGGTCAAATGCTAGAACTCGGAACTGTGTATGAAGAACTAGAATATGAGATAGAAAGAAAACTGTAATGAACGATGGATGGTTTTGCTATACTAGCTCTTCGGGAGCAGCTTCTTATGATAGGAGCTATGATAGAGTACAACAAGGAGGACCATACTGTTGTACTACAACTCGAGAATCTATACTCGGCAATCAGCTTTTGTATGACATCAATACAAAAGATAGAAAGCAGGATCCTAGATGCACAGATAGAGAATGGACATCTAGAGATGGATAATAAAAAGCTCAAGCAGGAAAACAAAGAGCTAAAAAAGAAAGTAGAAGAACTACTAGAAAGAGTGCAGCTATGAAAATGGCTGCATTTTTTTTTGCAGCGATGTACAAAAAGAGTATATTGGTATGCAAATGGTCCAATAATTGACGGACCAGGAGCAAATGAGTAAACTTGAACTGCTAGCAAAACGCCACCAAGATTGGATGAATATGGCAATCAGCTTTGGACTATCAAAGGAAGATGCTGAAGACCTGGTCCAAGATATGTACATAAAGATGTACAAGTTTGCAGCAGCAGAAAAGATGAAGTATTCAGACAATGACGTGAACACATTCTACGTTTACGTTACTCTCCGGAATCTCTTCTACGATCAAAAGAAGAAACAAGTACCACAAGTAGATATCAACTCGCTTACAAACCTAGCTTACGAAGAAGGTGAATATGACAAGGAGGCCCTAGAGGACCTGCTAGAGAATATGAGTCAATGCATCGAAGATATGCATTGGTATAATAAGAAGATCTTCGAGATCTACTACGGCAAAGGAAAGACGATAAGAGAATTAAGTGATGAGAGCAAGATAAGCTCCAATGCAATATTTAACACACTGAAAAATGTCAGGGAAGAAATCAAAATCAAGTGCAAAAAAGACTACCAAGACTACACGAAGCAAGAAGACTAGATCCAAAGGCCTAGGAGATACGGTAGAGAAAATAACAACAGCCACTGGTATCAAAGCAGTGGTAGAAAAGTTCAGCGAAGCTACCGGAATCGATTGCGGATGCGATGCAAGAAAGGAAACCCTCAACAACTTGTTTCCATATAAGAGAACAGTGGAGTGTCTAGAGGAAAGCGAATACAATACACTGGACCAATTCTTTCAGACGTTTGATGGTCGAGAAATTAAGGAACAATACCAGGAGCCACTGTCCCGGATTCACGCAAGAGTATTCAGCCACAAGTTTGGGATACCGTGCAGCTGCTCTCCAAAGGAATGGAATAGGTACATCCAGGATCTGAAGAAACTATACAAAGAGTATGAAGGTTCTTGATCTGTTTCATATAATTAAGCTAGCATATATACCGGACCTCGAGAAAAGCGAAAAGCACAACTCGACATTTGACTGCTATTCGTTGAGATACAGAATGGACATAGAGCTCAAGTGCAGAAGAACTCACTATGATGAATTGATACTTGAGAAGAAGAAATACGATGCGCTAATACAAAGAGCGAAACAGAATGGAACAAGAGCCTTCTACATCAACAGTACTCCACAAGGAATATACTCATTCAACCTATCAGCACTAGAGGATCTTGAATGGGAAAAGAAACATCTACCAAAGCAGACAGACTTTGGAGAGAGATATAATAAAGTAGAAAAAGAGATCACAATGCTTCCGATTGAATTAGCAACAAGATTAGATGAAGAATAAATTTGCGTAATACATTAATAATCACGTATATTAGAACAAACAAAAAAAGGACTAACAATGAAGTACTACACTTACAAAGATGTGATCAGAACATTCACAATCTTCATCCTGGCATCCGTTGCCTTCGCAATCATCAACGCACTACTAGCACAAGGAATGACCAATGGCTTATAGTAGAAAAATGATACAGCTCCTAGACGGAACTGAAGAAGAGAAAGTAATCCTAGAAGAGCAAGCAATAGACGATGACTTCTACTATGGCTATCTAGGCAAGGCTGCGCTCTCAAGCAGCAGCATCAAACAACTACTATCTAGCCCAAAGACATATCACTATGTGCAGAAGTACGGTCAAGACAATGATTCAAAAGCTCTCCTGATAGGAAAGCTGTTCCACTGGGCAATACTCGAACCACACAAGATGGATGAGGTAGAGGTCGTAGATGTGCAGAGCCGCAATGCAAAAGCATTCAAAGAGGCAAAGGAGAGACATAGTCAGGTAATCACCAAGAAAGAAGAAGAGGAGATCCGGAGACTGCAAGATGCAATGCTCCGGAACGAGAAGGTTCTTTCCTATCTCAACAAAGCCCAGTTCGAGGTGCCCTGCGTTGATATGCTCGGAGGCTATCCCTTCCGAGCAAAAGCCGACATAATACAAGACGGTCACATCATAGATCTTAAAAGCACCACGGACCTGAATGCCTTCCGATACAGTGCACGAAAGTACGGATATGATGTGCAAGCATATCTATACTGCAACCTATTCGATATACCCTACGAGAACTTCCACTTCGTAGCAATAGATAAAGGAAGCCTAGACATAGGAGTGTATCACGTGAGTGAAGAGTTCTACCTAGCAGGAAGAGAGAAAGTGCAGCAGGCCCTGGACCGGTACAAAACATTCTTCATAGACAAAATGGATATTGACAGTTACTTTATAGAAGATACATTATAATGGAGAGAGTAAAGATCATCAACGTACAGCCAAACCCGAACAACCCTAGAACAATCAAGGGCCATAAGTTTGACAAGCTAGTAAAAAGCATCAAAGAGTTTCCGGAGATGCTAGACCTACGGCCAATAGTGGTCAATGACGATATGGTAGTCCTCGGAGGCAATATGCGCCTCCGGGCCTGCATCGAAGCAGGACTATCGGAGGTGCCAATCATCAAAGCAAGCAATCTTACTGAAGAGCAGCAGAAGGAATTTATCATAAAAGACAATAGCTCATTCGGTGAATGGGATTGGGATGCGCTAGCAAACGAATACGATACCCAGGATCTTCTTGAATGGGGAATGGACTTCCCTGAAGACTGGGCACAACTAGATGAAGAAGAAGCCACAGACGATAACTACGAGCCTTCAGAACAAACAAAGCTGTATGTAAAGCAAGGAGACCTGATAACCTTCCATAAAGCAGGAGAAGAGCTCCACAGACTTATATGCGATGACAGCACAAGCTACGATGTGATAGAAAGACTAACCGGAGAAGAATACTACGACCTAGTGCTCACGGATCCACCATACAATGTAGACTACGAAGGCAGCAACGGCCTCAAGATTCAAAACGATAAAATGGGTGACGAGGACTTTATGCAATTCCTCCAAGGCTTCTACGATGCTAATGCACACAAGACAAAGAAAGGAGGAGGATGGTATGTCTTCCACGCTGATAGTGCAAGCAACGCATTTAGGTTAGGATGGCAAAGAAGCGGATTGCTACTCAAGCAATGCCTGATATGGGTAAAGAACAGCATCGTACTAGGAAGACAAGACTACCAGTGGAAACACGAGCCTATCTTATACGGATGGAAAGAAGGTGCAGGACACTACTTCACCAACGACAGAACAAACCCAACAGTTATAGAACAAGAGGTAGACTTCAGTAAGATGAAGAAAGACGAGCTCGAAGCTCCTCGAGAGCGTAAACGAGCAACCTAGCACGATCATACACCACGATAAACCTACAAAGAACGATGTGCATCCAACAATGAAACCTATACCACTAGTAGGTGACCTGATAAAGAACAGCTCAAAACCTGGAGAGATCGTAGGAGATCCATTCTGCGGATCAGGAAGCACAATGGTAGCCTGCCACCAACTAGGAAGAAAGTGCTACGGAATAGAATTAGATCCGAAATACTGTCAAGTAATCATTGACCGGATGCAGCAACTAGACGAACACATAATAATTAAAATAAACGGAGAGGAGGTATAAGCAAACGTTCTTAAAATTAAACCTTCAGCCCAAATCCCTGAAGGTATTGGTTTGGTAACCCCGGAGAGTGTCGCTTACACTCCCGGGCCTTTCTAATTTACGCTATGGCAACTAACAAATCTTTACACAATAAAAGGCAACTCGTCCAGGCAATGGAACAGAGCCTTGGAGTAGTAACTCAAGCCTGCAAAATGGTCGGAGTAAGCAGAGTGACATACTATGATTACTACAACAACGATCCTGAATTCAAAAAGCAGATAGACGAGATACAAAACGTAGCATTGGACTTTGCCGAAAGTCAACTGCACAAGCAGATTAGAGACGGAAGTACATCAGCAACAATATTCTATCTAAAGACCAAAGGAAAGAACAGAGGATATATCGAGAGACAAGAAATCCAACACGACACGGACAATGGTTTCAATATCCAAATCATAGATGGAACTAAAGACTAATGTAGTATTCAGACATCTACTCCAAGCACAGAAGAAGATAATCATTGAGCAAGGAGGAACTAGATCAGGGAAGACATACAACATCCTGATATGGCTGATATACTATTGCCTATCGGTAGCTAAAGGAGAAACAATCACAATCTGCAGGAAGACATTCCCTGCAGTAAGATCATCAGTGATGAGAGACTTCTTTGAAATCCTAGAGAAGGTAGGCCACTACAATCCTGCACACCATAACAAGAGCTCCCACGAATATATGCTAGGGAGCAATATGGTAGAATTTATATCCCTGGACCAACCACAGAAAGTGAGAGGTCGCAAAAGAGACCTGCTGTATATCAATGAGGCCAATGAGCTGCACTACGAAGATTGGCAGCAGCTCGTCCTCCGGACCAATGGCAGGATCGTGATTGACTACAACCCTAGTGATGAATACCACTGGATATACGATAAGGTGATACCAAGAGACGATGCAGAGTTTCACAAAACAACATACCTAGATAATCCATTCCTCCCACAGACGATCATAGACGAGATAGAAAGACTGAAGGAAACAGACGAGCAATACTGGCAAGTGTATGGACTAGGAGAAAGAGGAGCAAGCAAAGCACTCATCTTCCAATACCACGAGTCGGACCAGGTACCTGAAGGAGCAAGACAAGTAGCAGCAGGAATGGACTTCGGATTCACTAATGATCCAACAACCCTTGTGATAGCATACGAATACAAAGGAGACCTATACTTCGATGAGAAGATCTACCAAACCGGAATGACCAACAGAGACATTCACCATTCACTCCAGGGACTAAACATAGATAAAAGAGCAGAGATATTTGCAGATAGTGCAGAGCCGAAGAGCATCAAGGAACTACAGCTCTTCGGATGGAACATCAAACCAACAGCAAAAGGACCGGACAGTGTAATGGCAGGAATCGATATGCTCAAAAGACATAAGCTATACATCACCAAGTCAAGCCTGAACCTGATCAAAGAGATGCGTAACTATAAATGGATAGAGGATCATAACGGCAAGATCCTAAACAAACCTATCGACAAATACAACCACGCAATCGATGCGATGAGGTATGCGACATACAACAGAATGAGCAGACCGAATTATGGTCGCTATGCAGTTAGATAAATTCTAAACAGAATACGAAAAATCAGTTACTTATATATGGAGATAGAAATCCTGATCCCGGAAGGACTACACGAGATAACCCTGGAGCAATACCAACGTTTCCTCGCACTCAAGAGTGACGATGAGATGTTTATTGCACAGAAGGCTATAGAGATATTCTGCAAGGTGCCACTGATCGTAGTGAACAGTATGCCCTTCAAAGAAGTAACGAGAATCAGCAGAAAGCTATTCTCTTACTTTGACGAGAAATATCAACTAAAGCAGAGGACCAGGATCAACAACAAAGAGTTCGGATTTATACCGAACCTCGAGGATATAACCTTCGGAGAGTATGTGGACCTGGACACGACAATCGTAGAATGGGAAACAATGCATAATTCGATGGCCGTGCTATACCGGCCAATCGTAAGTGAAGCAAAAGAGCTGTATCGAATAGAAGACTATGAGAGCAGCCACAAGTATAGCGATACAATGAAAAACCTAACGATGGACTGCGTCTTCGGAGCATTGGTTTTTTTTTGGACTTTAGGAACGGAGTTATCGATAGCTATGCTGCAATCTTTGGAGAAGGATCAGGAGAGTTCGACTACAGCATCGGAGCAAACTTCGGACGGAAATGGGGATGGTACACAAGCATATATGCACTCGCTCAAGGAGACGTTACAAAGTTTGAGAGCATTACTAGGATCTCCATACACCAAGCACTGATGTACTTGGAATTTGAAAAAGAGAAGATAGACCTCGAAAAGAAGATGATAAAGAAATGACCGGATACTACGACTTACTAGAGAAGCTACGAGCAACATTAGTTGCAAGCCCTTCAATCAACACCGTAACCACTGGAGACCTCCTAGAGGTTGATCTAGCGAAGCAAACAATCTTCCCACTAGCTCACCTGATCATACAGAACGCTACGTTCTCCGATCACGTAATAACGTTCAGCGTAAGCATACTATTTGCAGACATCGTGGAATTTAGCAAGAACGATCCAAGAAGCGAAACAGCAGAGTTCTTCAGAGGAAACAATAACGAGCAGGACGTTCACAACGCAATGCTCGGAGCAGCCAATGAGCTATGGACTAGCTTGAGCAGA